TCTGCCAATGTCTGCTCCTCTTCACCCGTGTCGCCGGTGAGTCCGCGATGCCCCCAAAGTGCTCTGGGGGCCGCCCGTGTCGTGGGCGTTACGTGAGCGCTCCCGACCGGGAAGCGTACGGGTCAGCATTTGCGCCTGCTGACGGGGCGAACCTTAAGCGGCCGCGCCTTCCGGCTGCTGGGCCTGCTGATCTGCTTGGCGCACACTCTCTTGGTGCTGCGCGAACTTGTGGGCCGTGTCTGTGCCCGCCTTGAGCGCATCCAGGTTCAGGCGTTCCTGGTCCGTCTTGGCCTTGGCGTCCTTGGCCGCCAGATCGCCCTGCACCTTGGCCTGCTCCACAGCCGCCTGCGCCTGCTGCGCCGCTTGCGCCTGCTGCATCATCTCGTCCACGAGGTTGCCCAGCTTGCGCTTCACACTCGACCGCAAGCCCGGATGCATCTCGGCGATGAACTTCATCACTGGCGGCGGTGCGCCCGATTTCAGCACGTCCATGACAGCCGCGAAGCTCTCGCCCTCCAGCGTCGGCACGTCCGGCGCGTCCTCGATCATAATGTCCACGTCGCAGTACGCGAGCTGGTTCATAATCTGCGGCTGGCCCGTCATCGGGTCCATCTGCATCTGATTGAGGCCCACGAACGTCGGCGCTTCGGGATCTTCAGTCACCCGCACCCACATCGGCGCGGTCCAGTATTGGCGGATCGCAAACCACGTCGCCTTGAACACGCGATGATCCAGCCGGCGCAGCACATCGAGGCCGTCGCCCAGCTCGATCAGGCCGCCCTGCTGCTGCGCCTGGATGGCGCGCCCGCTCTGGTCTTCAGTGCCCTTGCCCAGCAGCGCCGCGTTCGGGCCGGTGGACATGATGTGCGCTTGCGCCTGTTGCAGCAGCAACGCCTGGCCCTGCGCCATCTCGGTGTTGCGGTCCACCTCGAAGCGGAAGCCCTTGTTGACGACGATCAAGCCGTCCGGCCGGTTGGCTTCGCGCCGCGTCTTCTCGATGTCGCCGTCCGGCACAGCGCCGTTCTCGGTGATCACCAAGTTCGTGTTGACCGCGTGCAGCGCCTTGGAGCGGCGCTTGTTCACCTCGTCCTGCGGGTCCACCAGATCGCGGACCTCGCCGTAGCGGTTGTTCTCGCGGTCGATGTAGCAGCTCTCGGCGATGATGCCGCACAGGCTGTCGCCCTGGTCGTCCTGATACGGGCTCGGCCCTGCACTCAGGATGCCGCCCTTGCAGAACTCAGCCCAGAGCCACTGATTGCGCTCCTTGTACCAAATCTGCACCACCCGCACGCGCTTGCGCTTGGGATCGGCCCACATCTGCCAGCGCGGCCGGTCTTCGTACGTGCTGCCCAGGCCTAGCCCGCCATCGGCCGGCTCGTTCAGGGCCGCCTCAAGCGCTGCCCCGCCATCCGGGTACTCGTCCAGCAGCTCGGCCTCGTCCATCCACTTCACTTGCCCGAGGTAGCGCGCGTCGGTGAAGTCAGCGCGGGCGCTGTGCGGGTCGGCGAAGAAGCGGTCCCAGGCTATCGCCAGCCACTTCACGTCCTTGTTGCCGTCCTGGCGATCGACCAGCGAGCACTCCAGCGCGCCGCAGCCTTCGATCTTGATGTTCTCCCACACCTTGGAGCGCTCGGAATGATAGTCCGTGCGGTCCAAGGCGTAGCGTAGCGCCTCGGTCGCCACGTCCGCGGCTTCCTGATCCTGCGGCCCGCGGCCAAACGCCTTCGGGTCGCGGCGCTGCTTCTTCTCCATGCCCAGGTGATAGTTCACCCGGCTCTTGATCACGTTCAGCGCGATGACAGGCTGGCCGCGCTTGCGCAGCTCCTTGGCCTCGTCCTCAGTCCACTGCTTGCCGTCGTAATAGTCGCGGTCGCGTTCGGCCTTCTCGCGGCTCGTCTGGCTCGACTGCTCGCTCTCCTCGAACCAGCCGCACAGCTGGCGCAGAACGCGGTCGTGCTCGGCTTTGTCGGGGCTCACCTGATCAGGCGAGGTCTCCGCCGCGTCCGTTACGCCGTACGCCAATTCACGTCCTCACGCTCTCCATCGTCCCACATGTCCCGCCGTTTCGGCTTGCTTGGCGCCGGCGCCGTCCACGGCCGCGACATGCACACGTAACGGCACTCGTCCGGCGCGTGGTCCTCGCCATCGCTGTCCACGTCTTCCGGTCTCAAACTGTCGTGCTGCAGCGCCGGCAGCGTCCTGTTGAGCGCCGTGCATGTGCTGAAGCTGTAAAGCATGGGCCGCCCGTCTAATCCGACGAGCCGTCCACGAACCTGATCCCATCCGCCAATTGCGCCCACTTGGGCGACGCGCTTGTTGTCGCCTGGCGTCCAGTGAACACCGCGTGCGCCCATGCGCTCGGCCAAAGACGGCCCGCCATTCTCCGCAAAGATCGCAGGGTCGGCCACGCTGAACGTGATCGCCTCGCCTTTTGGCTCTCGCTCCTTGATCCCATCGGCCACCTGCTCTGCTGTCAGCTTCAGGCCCACGTTAGGCTGCGAAGAGCCGTACCATTCCCGGTAGCGGATCAACGCACCGCGCGGGATCAGCCCTTCGGGGCGTATAGTCGTGTCGCTCGCCACGGCCCACCAGCCCACGCTGAACGGCCGCGATGAGCCCCAGTCGAAGCCTCGTATGCGAGTCCAATGCGCCGGAATCTGAAACGGCTGGATGACGTGCTTGGCTGCGCTCCACTCCGGGAAGAACGCGCCCTCGATAATGTCCCAGTCGCCTTCAAGCCACGCGCGCACCAGCTGCGGCGAGCCCGATTGGTAGAGCTGCGCCACGTACGTCGGGTCGTTGTCCAGGAGCGCCGGATTGTCGCTCAGCTTGGCCGGGATGAAGACGCGGCGCGTCTCGATCTTACGGCCTGTGAACGGGCACTCAAACTCATGGCGCGTCACCACCCAAGGGCCGTGATCGATATAGCGCTCTTTGACCCAGCTATGGCCGGCGCCGCCTGGATTGCAGGTCGCCCTGAACCCTGTCGGCACGCCCGTTCCGCTTCTCAGCGTCGCCCTAAGCTTGTCGATCGGGCTCGGACTGGCGAACTGCGTCAGCTCTTCCACGTACACCCGTGTGTAGTCGTGGCCTTGGTACTGATCGGCGTCGTCGTCTCGCTCTAGGTAGTTCATCGAGACGATCGCGCCGTTGCGCCAGACGAAACGGCTCTTGCTCTCCTGCCACTGCGCCATGCCGCGGTAGATTTGGCGCGCTCGGCTGATCGTGCTCTCAAGCGCCTTGCGTGTGCGCCGGACCACCAGGCCCTTCGCTTCCGCACCGTAGCGCTCTGCGTGGATGGCCCAATCGCCTAGGGCTGCGTCCGTCTTGCCACCGCCTCTAGCGCCGCCATAGACCACATCGTTCAGCGGACAGTTTACGAACGCCGCCTGCGGTCCAGGCTGTGGCGCCCAGGCTAGTTCAACGGCTGCGGCGCGGCGTGCTGCTGCTGCCATTGCTCCGCTGACATGGGCTCTGCGCTCACTGTGCGCACAACCTGCTGGCCTTCGCTGCGATCAACCCACAGGCCGCCGATCTTGGCGACACGCTCCAGCGTGGCTGAGGCTGCGCTGAAGTCTTCCGCCGCAACCGCTTTGTCCACGATCTCACGGCCCTTGGAGATCAGCTCTTCGATTGTGAGTGCTGCAAACGCAGCACCATGGTGTTGCAATTCAGCAACGCGAGCGACGATGCTATCATTTGTTAGCAGCCGTGATGCGTTTGCGCGCATGGCCGCATCTTTGCCGTCGTAGCCAGCGCGCGTGTAGGCTTCGACCCCGCTTTTCCCTTGCGCCAGCTCTTGGGCGAAGCGCTCGTGACGAGGGTTATTCAAAGCGGGCATTACTGAAACTGCCCCATGGGCCGCGTCGTCGGCGGCTGCCATGTCTCGTGCGGCTCCAGCGTGCGCTGCTGGGCCACGAGCTGGGCGCGCAGGTCTGACTGCAGCCACCACACGCCATAGCCTGCGACGATCGCCAGGAAGGCTGCGAGGCACGCGCCTACGGCCAGGCCTTGCCAGCGTCCGTGCGCCTTGGCGTCCTTCAGGTTGGCGATGTGGTCGCTCTTGAGGCGGTCCAGCTCTGCGGCGTGCGCGTCTTCGTTCAGCTTCTTGGCTTTGAGCTGCTCCACAGCCCAGCCGCCCATTGCGCGCTCTGTCTCGGTGCGCTGACGGCGGCGGCCTTCCTTGATGGCTTGGGCCACGGCTGTGTTGCGCAGCGCTGTGGCGCGCTCTTGGGGCTGTAGCGCGTCCAGGCTGGTCGGGGGCACGTAGTCTTCGTCCGCCTCGACCAGCTTGAGGGTGCGCTTGGGGTCAGCCATGGGGCGGCATCCCTGAGCCGAGCCACAGGTAGCCCGCGTAGAGCATGAGCGCGAACAGCGCGAGGCCACGCACCATCATCAGCCAGAACGCAGCGCGCGGGCTCAGCGGGTGATAGCTCGGGACGGGCATTTAGCCCCAGCCCTCAGCGCGCACGCGGCTTCGCGGCCTTCTTGGCCACGGTCTTTGCTGCCTTCTTGGCGGCCTTGGTGCGGATTTTCTTGGGGTTGTTGCGGGCCATGCGGGTCTCCTTGGGCCATAGATATTCTTGGATGCTGCGGGCCGCGTTGATCGCGGCATCGCCCTGCAGCCCCATCTGGATCGCAAGCTGGAGCGCGGTCAGGCGGTTCTCCTGTGCGCTCGTTTGCGGCTCATTCGCGTACCAATCCGAGAGCAAAGCGTCCTCCCAGTTGCGGGCCATCAGAAGCTCCTTCTCGTGGTCAGGTCTCGGAAACAGCTGGCGACAAACAGCACCAGCAGGACGAAAAACGCGCACTGCGCGATGAACTCGGGCGTGCGCCCTGTGGGCAGGCCGCCGTAACCGAAGATCGCGGCGATGATGCCCAGGATGAACAGGATCAGCGTCATCGCGGGCCGAAACGCGTGTCGTCCAAGCGCTCGATGATGAGACGAGCCATCTCAAGCTCACCCATTGGGCTGTTGCGGAAATCCAACAGCACGGCCGCCACTTGGTGCACTTCGCGGTCGCTTACGTGCGGACGCAGGCGCTGCACGGCGAGGAGAGAGCAAATGACCAAGATCGCAGAGATCACCGACGCCATGAAACGCTACAACGGCGCGGTGGCTTACGGCTCCGAGTGCGCGCGTTATCGCGCCCGTAGTTGTCGGCTTCGTTCATGTGCGTGCTCCAGGTAGCTCGGCGCCCTGCTGGGTGAAATGAAGCCCCGCACGCCGGACGGGGGCCGAAACGTGCGTTGCAGGGCGCCGATAGGGATCAGGCGGACGGCGGGACGGACTCAGGGCTCAATTTGGGGGAGGGGTTGTAAGCCCGTCGCGGCTCGTCCGCCTGAAACAGAAAGCGCGCCGCAGGTCTCCCTGGGCGCGCGAAATCGCATTGTGGTGAATCTCGCGCAGTTTTGGGGAACTGTCAACTCGCACGTCGCTGACCCAGCGAAGCGTCCGCGCTCTCGAAATACGCGTCCAGCAAATCCAGCAAGCCAGTGATGCGCGACACGGCCACCGCGTACGAAAGCTCGCACCCGCTCTCCAGCGTCCGCATCATCGGCATCGTCGGGTGCGGGTATGCGAACAGCTTGGCCAGCGTGTCCATGCGCGTACGGCTGGCGTGTTGGGAGCGCAGCACCCACAGGCGGGCTGCGCGCACTGTGCCGGCGCATACGCAGGCGTCCCAGATGCGGGCGTGGGGATCGGCCAGCGAATTGTCCACCTTGTTCAGATCGCCCGCCGAGCCCGGCAGCGAGCGCTCGAGCGCTGAGGCGTAGCGCTTGCCTGCGTCGTACTGGAGCGCGGTGATCTGGCCTGTGGCCAGCAGGTGATCGAGCGCCCACTTGGGGTTCTTGCGCACGCGGCCGGTGGTGTTGGCGGCCTTGCGCTCGGCCCACTGCTCCTGCCGCTCGGCCTCCTGCTGATCGGCGATCTTACGCAGCAGCGCTGTGGTGTTGGTCATCGTGATAGCCCCTCTTCGTCTAGGCCCCATTGGATGTACGTGCGGATCAGCTCGGCCATCGATATGCGCTGGCCCGCGACTAGCTTTTGCAAAGCCGCGAAGTCGTCAGCGTCGATGCGCGTGGTGACCTGAATTGCCCCCGATCGCGGCGTTCCGTGTGGGATGCGGCTGATCTTGCGCCGCTGCGATCCATCGGCGATGCGCTCACGTTGGCGACGCGCCCACTCGGGATCGGCCCACAGGCGCCGCATTTTTTGCGAAAGTGCGGCGCTGGTCATCGGGCGGCTCTCTTGCCGATCTCGCGCACATCGACGCCGTGGCAAGCCTTCATCAGCTTTGCCTTTATGGCGAACACGTCCGTGCGATAGCCCTTCACGTCCTCGACAACGCGCGAGCCGTTTTCGACATAGCGAAAATCCGCTTTGTAGAAGCCGATCTTCACGCCGTTCACGGCAAAGTCGTAACGCACCTGCATTTCCAAATCGCGGATCAGCCCGCGCTTCTCCAGCAGACGCAACTCGCTGTAGCGCTTCGCCTCGGCCTTGCTGTCGAACGTGATGCCATCCACGATCGTCTTGACCGCGCCGAACTTGTGTCGCTTTCGGGTGGCGGTCATTGGCCGACCACCGCAGGAAACACTTCGATCGGCTGCGCCTTGCGCCGCGCTTCGATGCCAAGCTGGTTGCCCGCGAAGTGCATCCACTCGGCTGCGCCCTCGTAGCCCAGGCTGCGCACGAGCAGCGGTTTGAGCTCGCGCCACAGGCGCACGCGTTCGGACGACGCTTGCTCAGCGTTCATTGGGTCGCTCCTTGGCTTGGGAAAAAAGCTCAGGCTCAGGCCCGAGGGCCGGGTTCCAGTATCCGTGCTCGCGATAGACCTTCAGCGCGGCCTCGCGGTTGAACGCGGTCGCCACCACCGGTCGCTTGCCGCGCTTGGCGTCGCTGATCGTGGTGCGCAGCCAGTTTCGGAAGGTCAGGTCCCAGTCGGCCTTCGACTTGGCGTTGGCCGCTGCCCAGTCGCGCATGTGGTCGCCAGCAGCGCCGACCTCGGCACGGGAGAGTCCGCCGGCGATGCCGAACTCGATTTCTTCAGCCCTCGGCTGCCAAGCCGGCGACAAGCGCGCGCTCGCGCGCCTCTTTCTCTGGGAATGTTCTAATGGGGTTAGTTCTATGTCAGCCGGCGGTACAGGGGGTGTACCACCGGCGGTACAGGGGGTGTCCCGCCCGCTGACATCCCCCCTGTCAGCCAGTGGTACAGGGGGTAGCAGTAC